GTCGGTGACCGGCATTTTCAGCTGGGCTTTGGCGTCGGCGAGGGAGATGATCGCGGGCCACGGCGCGGGGGCGGCGTCGAACTCGTCGTCCCAGGAGGTGACGGGCCCGGTGGTGGCGGCGTGCGCGGTGTACCGGCCGGGGATGGTGGTCTGGTAGCTGAGCCGGTACTGGCCGGGGACTGCCGTGTCGGTGATCGCGGGGCTGGCGGTGGTGCCGTCGGGCAGGGTGATGACCAGGGCGGCGGTGGCGGCGTGGGCCAGGGCGCCGGCCGCGTCGAGGACGTCGAACGCGATGGGGTACATGCCGCCGGCGCTGATCATGGCTGCCTCCTTCCGCTGCGGGGCCAGCCCGTGGCCGTCCGCGTGCCGTCAGCCTGCGCCAGCTTCACCACCAGGGGCAGGGTGGTGGCGGTGCCGGAGCGGTCCCGGACGGTCGTCGAGACGATGACCGGCTGACCCCGCGGATAACGTGCCATCAGCTCAGCGCCGCCCAGACCTGCGCCGCCGCCGCCGTCAGGTACGTGGACGGGGTGAACGACGCCGGGAGCGCGGTCTGGCCGGCCGCGCCGGCCGCCCACCGTGACTGCGCGGCGGACAGGTTCGCGTTGGACGCGCTGGCCCAGTTGGACTGCTTGCGGCCCCACGTCGGCGGGGTGGTGCCCACCGCCAGCACGAGCAGGAACGCGAACGGCGGCGAGACGGCGAACGGCCCGGACGCCAGCGCCATCGTCTTGAGGACGTCCGTGCCGGAGTTCCACACCCCGGACTGGTCGGCCGTGACGCCGATCTGCGCGCCGGCGGAGGTGTACAGGCCCGCAAGGTTCTGCGCGGCGGTCAGGCCGGACCCGGCCACCTGCTGGTACAGGCACACGTTCGTCACGGACAGGGCCTGCCGCACCGGGATGCGGATCACCTGGATGGTCCCGCTGGCCGGCGCGTACGCGGTCGCGTTGATGTCCGCCGGGTCGTAGTTCCACGCCAGGAACGCCGCGTCGGAGGGGAGGAACAGGCCCTGCGGCGCGGGGGCGACCAGCCCCGAGGAGATGACGGCCTGCGTCGGCGACGGGTTCGTTACCACCGTGGTGCTGTTGCCGTTGAGCGTGGCACCCTGCGGCGACTGGTTGTTAATCAGCACCACGTCGTTGCAGCCGTGGAAGTTGAAGTACACGTTGTAGGTGGTCGAGGGGCTCAGCGGCGTCGTGTAGTAGCCCTGGACCTGCACCCCGGAGGTGGTGGCCTCGCACTCGACGTCCCACTTGTTGGTGGCGGTGCCGTCGGGGCCGTTCAGGTTCCGGCCGCACGCGGTGACCAGGACGCCCTGGCTGCCGGAGTTCCCGCTGTAGGCGCCGAAGTAGTACAGGCTGTTGCCGATGAGCGGGCTGCCGCCCTGGATGTCCCAGGCGATGCACCCGTCGACCTTGATGTTGGACCCGGACAGGGACTTGTAGATCCCGCCGAACGGGTGCTCGAACCAGCACTCGATCAAATTGTCAGCGACGTGGTAGGCGGACCCGGTGCCGGAGCAGCCGAAGTACACCATGAACTGGGTGTTGTCCTGCCCGGCGTTGCTGAACTTGCACTTGAGGAACGTGTTGTTGCTGATGCCGGCGCCGATGGACGACACGATGGAGAACATGGGGCTGGTGCGGGTGGCGCTGGTGGTGACGAAGGTGCACCGCTCGTGGATGACGTTGAGCACCGAGTTGGACCCGGAGCAGGTCATGACCATGGACCCGGCCTGGGTCAGGGTGATGGTCATGTCGCGGAACGCGGAGTCGGCGAAGTTCACCGAGTCGAACACGTTGCCGGTGCCGGTGAAGTTGATGTTCAGCCCGGACATCTCCAGGCCGCCCCACAGGTACCCCTGCGCTGGCATGTTCCACAGGTACGTCGACGCGGCGCAGTTGATGGTGACGGCGGGCAGGGTGGAGACGTTCCCGGTGACCGCCGAGTTGTAGCCGTTGGCCGGCCCCAGCCCGCGGATCTTCAGCGGCCCGGTGATGTGCAGGTCCCCGGCGAGCTTGTAGACGCCTGGGGGGATGATCATCTCGCCGGGGGTGCCGGTGCCGGTGCCGGTGGCGGCGGTCATGCACGCCTGGAACGCGGCGTCGGAAAAGCTCGCCCCGGTGGGGTCGGCGCCGCCCGCGTAGGCGGCGTTCAGGACGTTCAGCCCGGCGCCCGCGGCGGTGAGCGCGTCGACGATGTTGTCGACGTCCTGCGGCGGGTTGCCGGTGCCGACAGCGCGGGTGTCGGGCGGCAGGGTGAAGTCCACGGGCATCTAGCCGGGTCCTCCTGTCCTGGTTGCCTCACTGTGCGCGGGGCAGCGTCATCTGCCCGTCCCGGGCGGCCGGGACGTTCATCTGCCCGGCTTGCGCGTGTCCCGTCCCTGACCCGTAGGCCGGCTCGTAGGCCGGCCCGTAGGCCGCTGCGTCGCCCCCGGTCCCGGATTGAGCGTGCGCGGCCGCAGACTGCCCCGCGGCGGTGCCCGGGATGGTCATGGTGCCCTGCCGGGCGGTCCCGTAGGTGGCCGGTGGCGGCGGGACGATGAGCGGTGCCGAGCTGATCAGCGGGAACGTGGGCGGCCACCGCAGCAGGGTGAGCGCCGCGGGCGGCTGCGGCTGCGGCTGCGGGAACGCCGCCACCACGGGGGGCAGCTGTGCGAAGTGCCCCGCGACGGCCATTCCCCGCCGCAGCAGGCTGGGCGACTGCGCCCCGGCCGGGACCAGGGACGGCGGCATGGCCGCCGCGGGGGGCAGCTGTGCGAAGTGCCCCGGCATGGCCATGCCCTGCTGCAGCAGCGTCAGCGACTGTGCGGCCTGAGCGCCGGGCGGCGGCGGCGGCATGACCGCCGCGGGGGGCAGCCGGGGCGACGGCGGCGACTGCGGCAGGCCCAGCCGGAGCAGGATGGCGCTCTGCTGCGGTGCGGGCACCGGCGCGGGACCAGCGGGCAGCTGGGGTGACTGCGGCTGCTGCGCCATGCCCTGCTGCAGCAGGGTGACTGCCTGCTGCGGTGCGGGGAGCGGCGGGGGCAGCCCCGGCAGCTGCGGCGACGGTGCCTGCTGGGGCAGGCCCAGCCGCAGGAGGCCGGGCGACTGCGCCGGGGCCGGCCCCGGCGGCGGGACTCCCGGGATCTGGGGTGACTGCGGCTGCTGCGCCATGCCCCGCTGCAGCAGGAAGGCCGAGTTCTGCGGCCGCTGCCCCGGGGGGGGCAGCTGCCCCCCGTACACCTGGGGATACAGCCCGGTGTAGACGGCCGTCAGCGGCGGCGACTGGGGCGACTGGGGCAGCGAGTGCTGCAGCAGGCTGGGCGACTGCGCCGCGGCCGGGAGCGGCGGCGCTGGTGACGGGGACCGCGGCGGCGGCGCGGACTGTGCCCGGCGCTGGTACAGGAAGGTGCGTGACTGCTGGTCAGCCACTAGCCGTCACCGCCTCCCGGCCGTCACCTCCCGGCTAAGGGCGCGGATGGCCCCTCCTGCGTTAGTTGAGGCCGGCCAGGATGTACTGCTGCACCGTGGTCGTGTTGCCTGCCGCGGACGCCGACCAGGTGCCCCAGAACTCGATCGCCGCCTGCGCAGTCGCGACCAGGCCCGTGTTCTGCGTGCCGAACAGGACTTCCTGGTTCGCGGTCGCCAGCGTGCCCGACGCGACCACCGACATCCGCAGCAGCCCGTTGGTGTTCAGCGTCAGCCCCGCCGAGCCGACCGCCGAGGCGCTGATGACCGCATCCAGCCACCAGACGCAGGTCGTCGCGGCGGTCGGCGCTAGCGTCGGCCACGGCGTCGCCAGCGTGGTGCCGAGCGTGCCCGGCGTCGGGTCCCAGCCGAGCACGAACTGGAATGTCGCCGCCGCGGTGGTGGCGATGGTGCCGCTTGCGGTGAGCCGCAGCGCGCGGCCGATGCCGTTGGGGTTGCCGGAGAAGAAGTTCGCCGGGACGATGGCCACCGCACCGGTCGCGGGCTGGGAGAACACGGCCTGCGTGGTGTAGGTGTTCTTGGTGACCTGCGACGGCAGGCTGTAAAGCAGCTCGCTGGGGATGCCGCTGTAGAAACTCATCTCTTGCCTTTCAGGTTGCTGTCCCGGCCTGCGCGGTGAGCATGTGGCGGCGGATCGTCCCGGCCCGGGCCCTCGCCCCGGCGGCGACCATCAGCTCGCCGGCGCGGTCCCGGAGGTGATCGCCGCCACCGCGGGCACCGGCACAGCCCGCAGTCGCTGCCGGCCCGGTAATGCTCGTGCGCGCCGCGGGGATGCCCGCACCGGCAGGGGCGCGAGCCGGAGCGCCTGAGCAGGGACCGGGGCATGGCCCGGGTCAGCATCGCCGCTGTCACGTGCGCGGCACGTGGCCGCTGGCGATGATCAGCCCCGGCCCCGCGCCGGGGCGGGGGATGTGCTCCCAGCAGTGCGGCAGCGCCACCACCCCGACGCCGATCACCTGCCCGCCGGGCCCGCCGATCGGCACCGTCGCGGGCACCAGCGTCACCGCCTCCCGCAGCGGCTGCCCCGGGTCGGCGATGCGGGCCGCGCAGCACGGGTTGCACAGGCCCAGCGGCCCGGCCGCTTTCACCGGCGGCTGGACGGCCAGGACATGGCGCGGGTCGCTCACTGGCCCGCACCCTGCTTCCTCGCCGCCGCCGGCGTCCTGGCCGCCGCCTTCGGCTCCGGCTCCGCCACGTCGTAGGTGACGTCCAGCGGCTTCCACAGCCCCGGGTACCCGGTCACGATCGGGTGGGTGCTGCGCGCCATGGTGACGCCGCAGATGATCACCTGCGGGACGCCGTCGTCGCCGAGCGTGACCGCCGCGTCCTGGGCGGCCACCACGATCTCTGACATGATCATCACGCCCTTGCCTGCACGAAGAACTTGGTGCGGGTCGCGTCCGCCGTCGCCTGCACGACGCGGAACCGGATGAACGGGGTCAGGACCGCGACCACCAGGCCCGTCGTCAGCTGCGAGGCCCCGGCGAGCGCGGCATACGTCATGTCGGTGTCCTGGGTGAGGCCGTCGAGGCTGCCCTCGATGCTCGGCGTGGTGGTGCCCGTCGAGTTCGTGAACACCCACGACAGCAGCAGGCTCGTGAAACCGGTCGTGTCGAGCCAGCCGGTCACGACCGGTGACGCGGCGAGCGTCACCGGGGTTACCTGCGCCCAGATCCTTTCGCCGGGCCGCGGCATTACTGGATCTTCAGCAGGCGGAACGCGTTCTGGTTCAGGATCACCGCATTGTTCCGCCACCAGGCGAAATACCCGCGCTGCCCGGTGGGCAGCCCGAACCCGGCGCCGGCGGTCTGCTGCCGGAACAGCTGGGGCACCAGTTCCATGTTCATCCCGACCCGGTCCACGATCAGGTACTGGTCGAACGCGCCGAACAGCAGGTTCAGCGACCCGGTCGTGGTGGTGGCCGCCATCGCGGTGCCCTCGTTCACCGGGTAGCCGATCAGCCTGGACGGGACGCCCGCCTGCAGCGACTCGGCCCAGATATTCGCGATCGACGTGCCGAACTGGCGGCACAGGTCGTAGATCGAGGAGTTGGCCACCCACTGGCCGCGGGGCCGGAACCTGTTCCCGAGCGCGTTCTTGACCTTGAAGATGTCGGCCAGCGCGAACGTCGCGACCGTGCCCGAGGTGACCTGGCTGCCCGCCACCAGGGTGGTGATGATCCCGCCCGCCTGCGGCGCGACGCCGGTGCCGAGGAAGAACCCGGTCGTGGCGCCGCCCGCGTCAGCCTCCTCCAGGGCCTTCGCGTCCGCGAGCAAGGCAAGCATCTGGGACTGCAGCGCGTTCCAGTCGCCTTCCAGCTCGACGGAGAACGGCACGAACCCCTGCACCCGGTTGGCCCGCACCGTCGGCTGCGCCAGGACCGGCGAGTCGTCCACGTTCGGGGCGGCCTCGGCGACCCGGTGGGCGGTCACCCCGGCTGAGGTGACCAGGTCGTATTCCTTCCCGACGATCTTCTCCACCCGGGAGATGTCCCGCAGCGGCGACACCCCGCCGGAGGACGTCAGGATGATGGTCGGGTCCAATTGGAACGGCACGGCATAACCGCCGGCGGTGTCCGGGGACTCGCCCAGGGCCAGGATCCGGCTGTCCTCGCTGCCGAGCGCGCCGGGGTTCCCCACCTGCAGGGCGTGGCCGAACACCCGGGTGTAGGCGGGGGACCCGGTCGCCAGGATCCGCTTCGGCAGCTCCCCGTACTTGTCGTCGTTCACGGTGTCGAGCAGCTTCGCCACGCTGGCCTGCGCGGCCTCCCGGGACGGGGAGCCGGGGAACCGGTGCTGCTCGATGGCCCGCAGCGCGTTGTCGCGGTACAGGCCCGGCAGCTCGTCCCGGTTGCGGGCCGCCTGCTGGATCGCGACCAGGTCGTAGATGTCGTGGCGGATGTGGACGGCCGGCGCGCCGAACCGCTGCGGCTGCGGGGCGCCGTTCCCGTTCCCGCCGCCCTGCGGCCGGGACGCGTCGTGGCTGGCGGGGCTGGCCGCGTACATCTGCGCGAGGTCAGCGTTGCGCGCGTCGACCGCCTCCAGCGCGTGGCGGTGCTCCCGGCTCTCGATGACCAGCCGGTCCCACTCGGTCTGCACGTCAGCGGGGAACACCGACGCCGGGTAGGACGCCATGACCTCCCGGCAGCGTCCCTCGATCTCCGCGATCCTGGACCGCCGCCCCTCGATGGTCAGCGGGCCGTCGTCGTTGCCCATGCCTTGCCTTCCTTCCCTGGCTGACGGCGCGACCGCCGCTGCTGATGCTGCTGACCCGGCTGCCTGGCCGCCGGGGCTGACCGATTTCATGTGCGCATCGAGGTGCGCCTCCGCCTCGGCCCGGTTCGTCAGGCCCTGCGTCTGCGGGAGCCTAGCCTTGGCGTTCCTGGTGCCCGCCGCGTTCGGCGGGTCGCCCGGGTGCTTGTGATGCGGCAGCGCGTACGACCCGCGCTCATCCGGCGGGCCGGCCTTGCGCCCGGCGCAGATCGCGGCGTAGTCCGACCCGGACGTGCACGCCGACATGGCCGCGTTCCCGTCCCACGCCGACTCATCGACGCTGGCCGCCGCGATCGAGTCCGCGGGCGGCTGGCCGGGCACCGGCTTGCCCGGCACGGACTTCTTCTGCGTCCCGTCCGCCGCCCAGTGGCTGTGGTCGGTGTCACCCTCCGGCGTCGAGTCGTCATCCCCGTCGCCGTCCGGATCCCACGCCGCGGCCGCCAGGACCGCCCCGGACCGCGCCGCCGCCGCGGTCTGGCCAGCACCCGCGCGGGCAGGCTCCCGGGCCGTCCCGGTGATGCCGGTGGCCAGCCCGGCGGCCATGGCCTGCTCCGGGGTGAACCACGTCTCCGCCTTCATCAGGGCACGCCAGTTATCCGGGGTGCCGCCCGCCGTGTCCGCGTACACCTGCGCGATCTGCCCGGACACGGTCTCCAGCCGCCCGATCATGTGCTGCAGGTCATCGGCGTTCCCGTCGACCCCGGCCCACGCGTCGTGGATCATCATCTGGCTGGTCTTCGCCATCAGCCGCGTCTCGCCCGCCATCGCGATCAGCGACGCCGAGCTCGCGGCGATGCCGTCGACCACGGTGGTGACGCCCGGCCGGGACGCGAGAGCCGAGTAGATCGCGAAACTCTCGAAGACGTCCCCGCCGTCGCTGTTGATATGGATGTCGACGGGGCCGTCGATGGCGGCGAGGTCCCGGATGAAGTCTTTCGCGGTGACACCCCACATGCCGATCAGGTCATACATCATGATCTGCGCGGGACCGTCCGCCTGGTTACTGATCCGGTACCAGCTGCCGTCACCGTCACGCTGCTGGCGCGTGCGTGTCATGGGCGCGCTCCGTTCCCGTTCGATGCCGGCACTGCCGGTGCCTGCCCGGCCTGCCCTGGCGCGAAGCCGGGCAGCGGCTCAGCGCCGGAACTCGGCGGGACCAGCTGCACCGACGTGAGCCCCGAGTGGACCAGCAGCTTCCAGTCGTTGTTACTCACGGCCTTCACCGCGGACTCCGGGGTGAACCCGTCACGGATCAGCAGCGCGATCGTGGACGCCTCCTGCGCCTGGATGCCTGCCCGGTCCGTCGCGTCCTGCCGCATGAACGGGATCCGGTCGTCGTACCAGAGGTTCGCGCCCAGCACCGGGGCACCGCGCTTGTCACGCGGCCGGTCCAGGATCGGCTCCAGCGACGATGAGGCATTGCCCCACAGGTGCACGCAGGTGCCGTCCGACAGGCGCCGCCGGGCGCTGTCGAAGTTCCCGGCGTTCAGCGAGCTCCCCTGCAGCCCCTCGGCGAACCCGACCCAGCTCGGCGGGACGCCCGCCGCCGCCGCCAGCCGCGACTCCGCGCGGCCCTGGACGACGGCGTAGTCCATGTCCTTAAAGCTGCTGCCGACCGTCACCGGGTCAGCGCCGCCGCCCAGGTACAGGGTCTTGAACGCGTTCGCGACGCCTCGGTGCTCCTCCTCGAGCAGCTCCTTGAAGGCGCGCACCGCGTCGATCGTGACCGCCGGGTCGAACTTGATCGCCAGGTTCGGCGTGGCGCTGTTCTCGAAGAACCGCCACTTGTGCTCAGTGGACGCCTGGTCGCCCTGCAGCTCCCGCAGCACCGGCGTGATCCAGGACATGCCCAGGAAATGCGCGTCCGGGTCCGGCAGAGGCGCGTAATGGGCGACCTGCGACGGCTGGAAAAAGCGAGGCTTGCCGCCCGGCGGCACCCACAGGTACCCCGCGACGGTCGTGTCGGCCGCCATCTGCGGGTTCGGCGCGTCCTCGGCCGAGCCCATGACGATGATCACCCACGACGGGTTCAGCCGGTGCAGGTTAGGCCCCTTGCGGCGGATGTACGCCTGCCCCGCCGCGGACGCGTCCCACTCCATCCGGGCCAGCAGGTCCGCCGTGACCCCGCCCGGCCACGGCGTCTCCAGCGGCTTCAGCTCGGCCGTGCCGAACAGGTCCCCGGGCTGGCTGCCCTGCATCCGGGTCCACGCGAACCGGATCTGGCTGAACACCTGCATCCGGGCCAGGACCAGCGCGAACACCGGCCCCGACGTCTTCGCCGCATGCGCCGCGGTGACCGAGATCCGTTCCTGGTCGATCGTGCTGTACGTCGTCTGCAGCAGCGGGTACTGCATCCCGCCGTACGAGAACCAGCTGGCGTACTCGTCCATCGACAGGCTCGCCTGCGGCCTGCCACGCGCCGCCGCGAACCGTGCGCTGACCCTATCCAGGACGCCCGGCACGGGCCCTCCGCACAGCCTCGGCCCTGCGGGCCTCCTGCCAGCCCTCGATCACCGCGCAGCCGCACCACGCGGCAGCAAGCCACGCCACCGCGCACGCCCGGTACGCCAGCCAGCCCAGGCCGAACAGCACCGACGCGACCACCGCCAGGACGGTGCGGCCCGGGCGGGCGGCACGGGCGCGCCGGCCGATCCGGTCCAGCGGCACGCGCTCAGCGACAGACGTCATGCTGGCTGCCTCATTTTCCACTCGTCCATCCGTTGCTTCTGGCACACGCGGCAACGGCGCGTCACATTGCCATTCTCGTGACGATCAATTCGCATATTGTCGCCTTCGAGCAGATGGCCGCTGCGGCAGGTGTCGGATAGTTTCCGTTTCCGTGTCCCCACGATCATCGCCATCTCGCGGACCTCTACTGCCTTCGCTCTCCGGCGCTCGCCAAACCACGGCATGAAGGAATCAATGACGGCGACTACTCCCAGCGCATCCTGACACATCCACGTCCAAAACGGTTTGTGGTTCGTCCTGTATTGATAAGGACCATAGACTGTTCCGACTTGAACGATGTCAGCAAACCGCTCGACCATATCCTTATCTGTCATGGCCAATTGCGCTCGGACGTATTTCTTCCGGAAGATTTGCAAGGAGCCCTCGCCCTCGAAGAGGCCGGCCGCCCACGCGAGTCGCGCTGCGCTCACGAGTGCTCCTAACCCCAGAGTGCGAACGGCGCAGGCGGCGCGGCAACCCCATGGGTCGCGTGGCCATGGCGGGCAAGCGTCACCGCCTCGACCGGGCTGGTGTCGGCCTTGGCGCCCCGCCACGACCACGCCCAGGCATCAGATAGCGGGCGTGTCCGCGCCTCCCTGACCGCCGTGTCCAGCGGCTCCTGTCCCAGGTGCCGCCACCGGTCGTTACTCACGTCCTGCACCAATGCGCCGCATGCCTGGGCGTACTCCCGCGCCCCCACGACCTGCAGCCGCCGCTTCCCCGCAGGCGGGTCCTTGCCCGCCGGGACCACCATGAACCCGCGCTCGATCAGCTCCTTCTCGAACGCCGCCGACGCGCCGGCCCCGTTCATCACCAGCACGCACGGATCCCACTTATCCGCCAGCTCCACCAGCCGGCCCACCAGCCCCGCCGTGCCCGGCCGGGGCGGCTCCGCCAGCTCGCCGTGGCCCAGGCTGTCAGCCCGCCGCCCCGCCACCGCGATCGACGTGGCACCCGCCCACGGCGACTCATCGGACGCCACCGCGAACGCCAGCGCCACCCGGCCCTCGATCCGCGACCCCGGGTCAGCGCAGGACGCCCACCCGCCGGACGCCATGACCGCCCGCTGCCCCGACCGGTCCGGGACGTTCCCGTATGCCCGGGCGAACTCAGCCGGCTCCATCGAGGCCCGCTCACTGCGGATCGCGTCCATCGTGACCGTATGCCGCCACTTCCCGCCCCCGCACCGGCACGGCGGAGCGGGACACAACGCCGGCATGAACCCGAAATACGAATCCTCGTCCAGCGGATCCCAGCCATCAGGCGCCGAATACTCGACGTAGGCAATGCCGTTCCCGGAATCCGCCCCGGCAGCCGCGCGCCCGAGCTCCATGTACCGGTCCAGGACCACCGACGCGGCCGTCCCCGCCGTCGAGCACATCAGCACCTGCGCATCGGCGACCGTGAGCATCGACGGCCCCAGTCCCTGCTCCCGGCGGCTGTCCGCGTCATGCCAGATCTCATCCAGCACCGCCTGGTGCAGCGTCTTGGAGTGCCCTGAGGACGCCGACGTCGACAGCAGCCGGATGACCGACCCGTTCGTGAACCGGATGTACTCGTTCCCCATGCCCTCATAAATCCGGGCCGTCAGTCCCGCGCCCGGCCTCAGCGCCCGGGACCGGCGGATCAGCGGGAACAGCTCGTCAATCCACTTATCCCGCGCGTCCTTCCCCGACTGCGCCGTGAACGCCGACCGCTGCGGCTGCGCCCACCGCGGCGACAGGCACCGGCTGACCTGCCAGGACAGGTACAGCGTCGTCTTCCCCTGCTGCCGCGGCACCGTGATGACCACCTTGCGGTAAGCCGGCAGGCCGGACTGAGGGTCGATCTCGCATCCGACCATGGCCGCGTCACGCTGCCACGGCATGAACGGCTGACCCAGCTTCGACGCAACCGACGCCAGCTCACCGCCGAACGACTCCCGCTCAGGACGGCGCCTGGTCGCCCACTTCGGCGAACAGGTCGGCAAGAGCCGCACCGGCGGGGCCGTCATCGTCATCCGCCGTCAGCTCCCTCAGCGCCTCCCGGTACTGCCGCCACAGGGCGGCGTTCGACGGGTCATCGTCCAGCGCGAACGCCATCGAGCGGAGCGCCTGGACCGCCGCGGCGTCGATCTTCTCGATGCGGCCGAGACGGCGCAGCTCCCTGAGCGTCTGCTCCAGCTGGCCCCGGTTCGTGGTCCTCACACAAAGTCACCACGATCCCTGATCGCGAAACGTCGCTACTGTAAGTAAATCGCAGATGACTGCGGAGTCACCAGCGCCGGAACCATCCGTCACGACCCTCCCCCCCTACCCCTGACCTGCGGAAACGCGGCAGGCTTGCGGGGTGGTGACCATGCCGGGGACAGGCGCCCGTGCGGTGGTCACTGACCGTGGTCCGCGGTCACTGGTTCGCGGTCACTGATCGTGACTGGTCCCGGATGGTGTCACCATTGCCTGCTGGTCATCCACCGCGTCGTGCCGCGCATGCGGTTGCCGCGCCTGGCGTTCAGGATCGCGGTGGTCTTGCGCTGCCCGTCGGAGCGGTTACATCCGCGGTGGGCCGGGCCACGCCAGCCGGCGCGATCGTCGGTGTGGTCAAGGTCCCAGGGTGTGCCGGGCTGGATCCACGAGCCGCACTTGACGCACCACGCCTGGCCTGCGTCGACCCTGGGCTTCCACTGGGCGCGGAGCCGGGCGTGCGGGCCGCCGTAGCCGCGCTGCGCGGTGCTGCCCCGGCGCGCCCACCGCTGGTAGTCCCGGCGGGTGCGGGCCATGGTCAGAGCCTCTGTCGGAGTTGAACCGCTACCGCACGGCAGGGCACGGAATCCGTCTTGACCCCTGCCAGCAGACCCACCGGGGAGAGGCAAGCCATGGTCAGTCCTGCTCCAGTGCCCGCGCCGCATTCCCGAGCAGCGCCATGACCTTCTCGTGAAACTTCTGCTCAGCTGCCCAGTCGGCGGCGCAGAACCAGTGGTCGAAGCCCAGTTCGTCGGTGAGCTTGACCGCGACGTCCTCGGTCAGGCAGTCGTAGCAGCGCGGCGCGGCCATGGTCACCTGGTGACGGTGCGGCCGGGGTGGTCCTGCGCCTCGGCCACGGCCTCGCGGATCCGGTAGTCGCGCCCGGGTTCGCCGTCAATGTTGTCGCCGAGGAACTCCGCGGTGATATTGGCGATTGCCTGGCGCAGGTCGAGGTGCACTTCCTCCGTGCGCTTGCTGTGCAGGGCGGTCGCCTCGTCGATGGCGGCCCGGTACTCGCGGATGTTCACGGTCCCGAGTCTGCCATGGCTCAGCGCACGCTCACGCGGACGTGCCCGGCCCACAGGACGGCGAGGACGGCGATGAGCAGGATCAGCCAGCGCGGCATGGCGGTCAATCGTCGCCTCCCCTGGTCAGCGGGTTGCGGCCGGGACGCCTATCTCGCGGGCGGCACCGACGGTGAACACGGCCGACTTGACCTCCTGGCTCTTGCGGAGTTCCTCGACGAAGCGGGCCATGATGGCGTCAGCGTCGTCGTCGCGGCCGTTGTCGTGGATGCCGTGGCCGTGGATGGTCATTGCCCATTCACCCATGGTGATCAGTCCTTCTTTCGGCACGAGGGGGATAGTGGCGAACGCGAGGCGGGCGAACTCTACCGCCGCCGGGTGCAGGCGGCCGAGCGGCTGCGCGGGCGAGTAGTGCAACCGGAACGCGGAACTGGCCTCGATCGCCTCGGCGGCGGCGCGGACACAGGCGGGCAGCGCCATGGCCTCGGCCTCGACGTCTATGTCAGCCATGGTCGTGCCTGCTGCACGGCCAGCTCCGGGTGATCCACGAGCCGCCGGGGTGCAGTTCGTGCCAGATGACGCAGCCGCACGCCCACCCGGTGCGGTTGCAGGCCATCTGCCAGGCGCCCCTGATCGCGGCGGCGGCCATGGTCACGGCGCCGCCGGGCCGGGGATGCGGATCTCGGCGATGGCCAGGATGACCAGGGCGGCAATGAGCAGGATCAGCCAGCGCGGCATGGTCAGCTCCCGAACTCCACCCATACCGGCGGCTGCGACGGCGGGCACGGGCCGGGTCCATGGTGGCCTGAGCAGGCGGTGGTGTAGGTGTGCTGCGCCGCGCCCTGCCAGCCGATCGGCGTGATGGTGGCGAATGCGGGGTTGAGCACGAGGTGGCCGCCGCAGAAGGTGCCCGCGCAGTAGCAGGCGTTGTGGTACTCGAGGCCATTCGCCTTGGTGCACATGGTTACCTCCGGTCAGATGTCAGTGCACGACGCTGAGCGGCGGCCGGCAGCGGTGGGCAAGCGCCGCGTCATCCGCCGCTTCCTCGCTGGTATACCCGACACCATCCGCCCCGCATGGGCAGGTCCATACCCAGCCTGCCGGGAGCGCGCGGCCTTGAGATGTCCTCTCACCTTCTGCGGCGGGACCCCAGACAAGCACGTCAGGCATCACCCATGTCAGCCTCCTCCGGTCAGAACAGCGGGGTCTCGGCCATGGGTGCCGTGGTCTCGAAGTAGACGAGGTCCTGGTAGCCGGGGGCCATGGCCGCGAACTCCGCCTGGGCGGTCTCGTCGGGGACGTGTTCCCAGCCGTGGTCGGTGAGGCGGTACCAGCCGGGTTCGCGGAGCGGCTCAGCCATGGTCACGGGACCGCCGGGCCGGGGATGCGGATCTCGGCGGTGATGACGCCGTTCTCGTCCTGGGCGAGCTCAACAACGGCGCCGTCGACGGGGCCGCGGGGGATGCGTACAGGCAGCATGGCAATCGGGCCGTCCATGGTTACCTCCGGGTAAAAGCGCCAGGTCCCGGCGTCCGGGGGGGTTTGGATGCCGGGCCTGGCTGCCGCGCTGGGGAGGGCCCGCAGGGATGGGTATCGGGGGTGCGGGCGTTAGCGGGCGCGAGCCGCACGCGGGTGCGTCCGGGCATGCGGCGTCAGGCACAGTTCACCGCGCGCAACCGCCGCTGTCAAGCGCCCCGCGCCAGGTGTCTCCGGCTGCGGGCAGCCTGCCGGGGCTCAGATGAACTCCGTCGCGGGCACCTCAGCCCACGCGACAGACTCCTGGCCCCACGCTTCGCGCAGCTTAGCCAGCTCCTGCTTGACCAGCGGCACGTCCGCATCGGCGAACACCACGCAGAAGCAGGCGTTCTGGTAAGGCTGGTCCGGCAGCGAGTACCACTCGCCGTGCGTCTCGCGTGCCCGGCCACTGAGCGCGAGCCTGACCTGCTGCACGAAGGCGGCCCAGTCGGCCTGACTGAGCTTGTCATCGCTGTTGCCGGCCGACACGTAAGCGGTGATCATCGTGTGCGTCCTCGTGTGCGTCACGGGCAGCTGAAGAAGCCGGGGGTCAGGGCGGTGACCGGGTTCGTGCAGCCGATCACCTTCCAGATCTCGTTGGCGCGGTCGTTCTCCGGGAAGGCGAGCACCTGCGGGCCGCGGCCGCCGCGGGCGTCCAGGACGAGCGGGTGGTTGAACGCGTTGCCGGACAGGGCGTTATTGGCGAGCACGTAGCCGCCGGCGGCCGGGATCGGTGACCAGGTCTGGAACCGGTTGGCGAGGTTGACGACGCCGGGCACGCCCGCGCCGCCGTCAGGGGCCCCGGCGGTGAAGTGCGCGCCGAACGTATTGCAGGTCCGCTCGACGGCGTGCCAGCGGATCGCCAGGCCGCCCCACCAGGTCCTCGGCCCGTCGCGGACGGCCTCGACGGACAGGCACAGGTTGCCGGTGCTGTTAATGGTCCCGCCGAGGTGACGGCCGTCCGGGGTGACCTCGGCCACGTACTCGCCGAACCCGGACACCGGGTCCAGGACCGGGCTGCCGTTCGTGCCGCACGGCATGGCCGCTGTCGGGGCGACCGGGGCGCTGCCGACGGTGAACGAGCACGCCTGCCAGACGGTGAAGTCCTGGGCGGAGTCGCTGGCACTGTACGGGGTGACGGTCACCTGCGCGTTCCACGTGTCGCTCGCCGCTGTCAGCGTGAGCGAGGACGCGTCGGGCTGGATGCCGGAGCCGAGCAGCGGCAGGTAAACCCCGCCGCAGCCGATGGGCGCGCTGACGGGGGTGGCGATGCTGGTGCACGTGCCGGTGGTGGCGCGCGCCGCGGTGGCGCCGGCTGCGGCCAGGGCGGCGGCGAGGACGGCGCCCGCCGCGAGCGCGGTGATGCGTCTGGACATGGAGGCGCCTCCCGGTGCGGTCAGTTGCGGTCAACCTACAGGACGCGCCAGGGCGCCGCGCGGATTACGGGCGGTCAGCCGCCATCGCCCACTACGGCCCTGACTACAGCCTGCGCGGCGGCATCCCAGTGCGCCCGGATGGCCGGGCTCTGGCCTGCCCAGTCCGGCAGGTCCTCGCCGTGGATGCTCTTGCCGCCGCAGCTCTTGATGTACGCCTCGTAGGCGATCTGGCCCAAGTCGTCCATTCCTCTCACGGTCCCAGGATGCAAGCACGCTCACGGTTAGTCGGGCAGCCGCCAGTACACGGACCCGCCGTGAACGGGCAGTACACGTCGGTGCTGTCCAGGTAGCCCGACTCCTCGGCGCGGCACAGCGGGCCGCTGTTCGTCAGCGGGTAATCATATGCGGGTTCATCCATGCGTCCCTCCTGGCGCGTCCTGCACGGTGAGCCACGGCGCCAGCGCAGCGTGAAGGCGCTGCAGCTCGCCGATTTCATAAAGGGCATGGCCGCGGCCGCCGCGGCTGCCGGGCAGCTTCCTGGCCTCGCCGACGGGCACCAGGCCGGGCAGGTTACGGACGATGACCGCGAACCGGGCCTCCTCGACGGGCTGCCCGGCGCGCCCGAACTCCTCGCACGCCTCGCCGAGGGTCCACCCGTGGGCGGTCACGGCGCGCGGTCCAGAAGATCGCGGTACCGTTCCCAGGCCGCACGCTCCCGCTTGCGCAGCTCCACGTCCATCGCAGTCGGGCGATAGCCCTCCGGGCGTGAATCCAGCCGGTCGATCTCCCGCCACACCGTGACGGATGCGGCAAGGAATTCGGCTTGCGCCCTGGCCAGCTCATCAGTGCTCACCCGGCGTCCCGGGCGGCGAGGATGGCGCGGAGCTGGGCGACGGTCATCTCCTCCGCGTGGATCGCGTCCGCCGCGTGCGGCCACGCTATCCACACGCCCATGGCGGCGTGCCGCCACTCCTCCAGGATCTTGCCGGGCACGGCCGCGACGGCGAGCATGGTGTCACCGCCGAGCCCGTCGAGCGGCGGCGGGGCGCGCACCTCCCGGACGACGACCAAAGCGACGCCGGGCGGCATGCGGTCATCAACGACCACCGGGATGCCGAAGAGCTCAGTCAGCGGGCCCGCCGACGCGGGGGACGACGCGGCGGGCGCCCCTGGACAGGCACACGGCGGGGCGGCGGGCGCCGCGCGGCTGCCGGTTATGCGGGCCGAGGGCAACGAACCTCCGGCCTGCGGCGTCTTCCTGGGGTCCGACAGCGCGGCCGGAGACGGTCCGCCCGCACTCGGGGCAGACGCCTTTCGCGCGCTCCTGCGCAGCCATCTACGTGCCATTCGCCGCCGCTCCGAGCACGCCCGAAACGGACTGGCGGGGCAGCGCGCCAAGCAGCGCCAGGGCTAGCACGCGCGCATCATGGGCGGTCAGCGCGACCTCGGCAGTGCGCCCGAGGGCGTCGGCCAGCTTGAGCGCCGCGCCATCTTTCAGGGGCAGCACCTCATACCGGACCGGGTAGGCGTCCGAATGGCCGCCCACATCAGCGCCGATGATGCGCATAACTCCTCCAGATCCGGCACGGTCTCGACCCTGCCGTCCGCCCACGCGAGCACGGGACGGCCGCGCTCGTCGGTGCCCATGGCGGCGACGGGCCGCAGGCCGTTGCCGTCGAGGCAGCGCCCGCCGTCGGCGCGGGCCCCGGCGAAGCACTCGACGTGACCGGTCGGGCGGCCCCGGGCGTCGAGCGCGACCTTCAGGGTGACCAGGCACCCGCAGTACGGGCAGGCCCGGCCGCGCAGGTGCCGCCACCGCTGCGCCTCGTCGATCGCCGCGACGCTGCGGGCCTCGTCCAGGCGCTGCTCCAGCTCGGCGATGACCAGCCGGTACAGGTCGTCGTCGGCGATCTCGGCCAGGGCGCCGATGGCGTCCAGCGCCGCCAGCGTGTTGGCGTCGGAGCCGCCGCGCACCGCCAGCGGGCCGCCGCGGCGGGCCCCGGCCGCGTACTTCAGGACGCCCTCCAGCTGCCGGGCGGTCGCGTGGACGGACGTCAGCGCGAACAGGGCGGCGGCGTTGCCGGGCAGCGGCGCGGCCGGGGGGCGGGCGGCCATCCCGGGGGCGGCGGGCGCGGCCACGTCCGGCTCCGGGGCCAGCCGCTCCAGCCGCGGCAGGTAGGAGGCCAGCAGCGTGCACGCCTCCCGCACGAGGTCCGCCGCAGTGGCCACGCATCACCTGCCCGCATCCGCCGGTACCGGGAGACGTACGGAGACCATCGTATCGGGGCAGGTGGCGAGTTACGTGCGCGGAACGGCGGGCTCCGCTCCGGTCAGTGCCGCCGTGATGGCCAGGACGGTCGGGCACGGCCAGTCCTCGCAGCGGCAGTGCACGCACGGGTGGCGGTCCCGGTACGAGCAGTCCGGGCAGTCGCGCACCGCGTCGAATGACCGGACCGTGTTCTTCGTCCAGTCGTGAGCCTCGCAGCGCAAGCCCAGATCCCAGGAACGGACCGGCTTGTCCTGACGGGCGTGCAGCTTCAGTGCGGCCTCTACGGCAGCGAGGAGACGGGGCATCGCGGTCCTGGCGGTGATGATGAACGCGGCGTCGGCCTCGGTGTAGTCCGCCTCCAGGATGTTGGTCAGGTAGGTGATCGCGATCGGCGACGGGGAGTCAAGGGGGCCGATGATGCGGACCTCGGACCACCCTTCATCGGCGATGTCGCGTCCGTGCTTCTCCTCGCTGCCCCACGGACCCGGAGTGGCTTCGAGGTGAGTCTTGCGCCACCCGGCCAGGGTGGCGGCTAGGTCGTCAGCCATCGTGTTCCTCCGTCGTCTCCCGGGCGCCGATGCCGAACCCGTCGAGCGCCTCGCAGCGGCCGCCCGGGCAGGCGGTGCACGGGACGGGCGCGCAACCGCCGGCGATGTGTCCGCGGCCGGGGCCGAGATCACGGCGGAAATCATGAGCTGCCATCGGGTGATGACAGAATACGCAGTCCATGTCACTCATCCTCCGTACTCTCGGCGGTGGTCCCGACGCCGAACCCGTCGAGCATCAGCGCGGCCAGCCGCACCAGCGCCGGGCCGTTCGCGTGCGTGATCACCGGGGCGTGGCCGCGCCGCGCCAGCGCCATCGCCGCGTCCGCCACCAGCGCCGCCGCGTCCGCCTCCCGGACCAATATGCCCCCCTGGACAGGCGCGCCGCGGGCAGCGCGGAAGGCGCGCGCCAAGGCGGAGGATGGTGACCGGACGGTCCCGGCCATCCTAGCGGGGCAGGCGGCCGTCATCCCGCCATGCCTGGGGGGTGTAGTAGACGTACATTGACCGGTCAGGGAACCACCAGAGCCCGCCGTCGTAGACAAGGTCCTGGTGATGACCCCCGCTGTCAACGGGCTGGCCGCGGTGCCCTCGCCCCGGTAGTGCTGCCAGCCGGGGTAATGCTGCCAGCCGGGGCGGGGGGCGAATATCCCGATCAGGGCGCCGCACGTGGAGCAGGCGTAGGCCTCGTCGTCCTCCCGGCCGTCGCCGTCATCGCCGGTGCCCGCGATGCGCTCAATGATGGCGAGCAGGCCGGCGATCACCTCGCGGGCCTCGCCGTAGGCGCAGGCGTACGCCATGCCGGCGTCCGCGTCGCCAGTGTGCTCCTTGACGGCGGCGGGGCCGGAGACCGCGATCAGCCCGCGGGCCCGGGCGACGGTGCGGCGGTCATGGCCGGAGAGGCCGGCGGGCGGTGCTGTCTCGCTCATGTCATGCTCCCTGCTTGCCGTTCCTGGCACGTGAGATTGTCCGGATATCGCAGCCTGCGAGCTTAGCCAGGGCGGCGTTCGCCAGGCCCGGGTTGTCCCGGATGACGGCGGCGGCCCGGGCCTGCTTTGTCAGGCCGGCGCGGCGCTCAGGCGGCGGCGGCCTGCCGGGCCCGCCGTCCTTGCCGTCATCGTGCGCCATGACAGGCGGGGTGACAACCGGCTGGCCAGCCACCGCGTCATGCCGGGCGCCGCGGACGAACTGGACAACCATCTCGGCGCAGCCGATGAACGCGACAGCGGGCCACGCAGACAGGGCGGCGCCGATCAGCGCGGACACGACAGAACTGATCCACGCTGCAGGCAGGCCGTCGAGGATGTTCGCGGCGATCGTGGCGATGACACCGGTGATGAGCATGCCCCGGGCGAGCCTGGGAACAGGCAGCTCCCGGCGGGCAGCGTGCAGCATGACAAGGCTGGCAGCCGCGATCAGCCCGTCAACGGACAAGGGCAGCAGCCGGGCGGCGGTGCCATCTTGCCCGTGGGCGCGGCCGAGAGCGTAAATGTGCGAGTAGGACACGATGGCGCCGAACGCGGCCACGGCGAGCACGACGATGGCGGCCAGGACGCGGATCGCCGTGTCGCCGTCGATGGCACGCCAGCGTCCGGGTTTGTCCGGCGGCGTCCGAGCCTGTCCAGGATCGTCCTGCTGCGGCCATGGCCGCGCGGGGCCGTGCTCGGGCAGGCGCAGCGGCGCCAGGGTCACGGAGCGGCCGCGGCCGTTCGCGTGCGGCGCTGCTGTCATGGTCATGGCGTCATCTCGAGCTGGACCGGCTTGGCGGCAATGCGGAGCCGTGCTGCCGGGGTGCGAGACTCCAGGTTGCCGGCGATGCGCCGGAGAAGTTCCGGATCGTCCTTTACCTGGCCGATCAGGGCGTTGCAGCGATGGCAAGCAAGACCGCGCCGACAAGCGCTGCACGATCTCCGCGGCGGGCAGCAGGCGTGGTCGTGGTCAACATTGGCCTTACTGCGGATCATCTCCTGGCCGCACAGGTAGCACCGGCCGCCCTGCCCATCCCACATCGCCGCGAACACCTGGGTGTAATCCGAGCCGTGCTCTCGTTCCGCGCGTCGCAGATTGAGTGCTTCGCCGTTCTTGCGTCGGTAACGGCGCATTTGCCCGGCCTGGTCGCCCTTGCTTCTCGACCGCGCGCGATCCTCCACTGATCCTCCATTCGTCACTCTCCGCATCCTCCAGAAATCCTGCAATTGCAGGATTCTCGCGCGTGCGCGCGTCGCCTGCGCGTAGACGGGCGCGCACCTCCAATTGGAGGAACTCCGCTGGAGGATCACGCGGAGTTAACCCGGCGGCGGGACTGCCGGAACTCGCGCAGCAGGCCATCGTCGGCCGACCGGACCGCCTCCATCGCCGCGGCCACGTCGCCGTCCGCCCCGGCCGGGGCGTACCGGCCGCGGCCCACCTGGACGACCGCGCCGAGGCCGGCCAGCCGCCTCAGCATCTGGTGCACCCACGACTCCGACATGCC